ACCCGGCAGGATTTCCTGCCCGTGAAAGTATCCTTGCTTCCAGTTCGCCTTCTGGAGAAGGGTGATCATCAGCCCACGATACAGCGCGCCCCGGCTCCACGACTTCGAGTCCTCAATCTTGCGCCAGACCTTGAAATAGCCGCCCATATTCACACCTTTCCCTTGACGGCAGGCCCGGTTGCGGGCATACTGTTTTCAACGTTTTGATGAACTTGCATCATCTTTTCCCCTTTGGCCCGTTGCTCCAACAGCGGGCCTTTTTCGTGTTCGCGTGCCGAACCTTCAAGTGGCACTTCAATTCTGTCTCCACACTTCGCGCAGGCCGTCCGATACAGCCAACGCCAGCCCTGCTTCGGGCAGGGCCGCAGGTGCGGATATTGCGCGGCGGCTTCCCTGAGCCCTTCCACCGTGAGGAACCCCACGGCCTCGGGCGACGGGATGCGGTGGCGGCAGCGGATGATCATGACTCCACCATTTTCTTGAACAGGTTGATGAAGTAGATTTGCCCCTTGCCCGTGATTTTCGGCGTGCGGGTGATGTGACTTTCCCCACTGCTTCCGATGCGGGTGCCCTCCTTGATCTCCATCCATCCGGCATCCATGCTTCTCTGGGTAGGCATGTTGGTCTGGGAACCATCCTTGTGCAGGTAGCCCCTGTTCCTGAGCCACTCGAAAAAGCGGTTCTGCCCAATGTCGTAGCCCGTGGCCTGCTTGATGAGCTTCGCCATTTCCCCCACGAGGATGCTGGTCTTGGCGACCTCGATGGACTCGGCGAAGACCACCTTGGGCCTCACCTCCTCCATCTTCTGCTCCAGCGCGAGGCGCTTCTGTTCTTCAAGAAGTCGCTGCTCCTCCTTGTCCGCCCACGCCCGCGCCGCCTCCGCCGGATTCCTGAAGTTCGGAAGCGCCAGGGCACCGTAGCCGCCCGTCCTACGGATGGACGGAATAACCTCATGCACGATCCAGCGTTTGAACGCCTTGGCCTCCGGCTTGCGGGATCGGAGGACGAGCGAGTACAGGCCCGGTTCTGAAATGATACGGCTATCGCGTCGCAATCCTGTGGAATCATTAAGAGTGTGGATAATATCGACAATGGGGCGTTGCTCGTCGTGCTCCAGAATGTCCGGCAGATCCCGCGTCTCCGTTCCGAGGACGGCGCATACATCCCGCGCCACAAACCACGGCTCGCCTCCGTACTCGATCACGCGCACGGCCCCAAACTCCCTGTTCTGAAAAATTCGCAGCCCGCTCATCTGGGGCTCCCGTCCAGTACGGGGACGGCCACAAAGCCGTATCCGTGGCGATAGACTTGTCCGCCGGCCAGCGGATCAAGGGCATCCGCCGCTTCGTTGTTCCATTTTGCGTTCGCCCTGAATTGCGCCTGAATAGTGGCGGCCTCGGAAGGCGACAGTTCTCCGTCGGCAACGGCGTCCAGAGTCTTTTTGTTCAGGATTCCCGTGTTCTCGGTCGCCTGCATGACCGCACGCGTGAGGTCTTCCGTGGTGGTGATGTTCGTTGCCGGGTGCATGTCCTCGACCTGCGCCGCGATCCAGTCCGCAATGATGGTGTTGCCGAGCGCCCGGCACAGGAGGGGGATGAGTTCGGGGGATGGCGTGTAGTCGTCGTACTTGTTGAAGTATCTGGAAACGGCAGCGGTGGAGAGGGACGAGCGGTTGGCTATCGCCTCGTTGGTCAGCCCGGAACGCTGCTTCGCCGCGTCCAGCGCTTCGTTGAACCCCATGTGCCGCAAGTTCATGCTCATGGTGTGAATCCTCCGTGTATTCATAAATTGCCGGGATTCGGGGTTTCGCCCATCCTGCATTCATGGAAACGGTTCATTTGCTCATCATCCTGCGCGTCCCCGTGTGGCGCGTCCGCATCCTGATCCATGGGGATCCCCGGATACGCTGGCGGGCGTACCGCGTCGCGGAGTACCCGACGCCCGAGGCCGTGGCCCGGCGGTGCGCGGAAGGGCTAGTGCGTCGGGAGGGTGATAAGTGCCACAATGACCACTCCCAAAGTGGGCAGGGCATCAGCCAGTGCGGTGCGTCTCCGCTTCGAATCCGGTGGGAGTGTTGGGGGTGGCTGGAGGACAGTCTGGTATGAGCGCTTCCAAACTAATGCCCAACTTCAATGCGTAGACGGCACACGCTCCATGTGGGATTTTTTCCGCATGACAATGCTTCCAGACAGATGAGCGTGTTATCCCTGTCATTCTTGAAATGTCAGCGTATTTCAGTTGGTTGCGTTGCTTATAAATTTGTAGTGCGTTCATGTTTTGTATGATTCCATAAAGAATCAAAAATAGCAAGTGTGTTTCGAGACAGAAACATTTTTTTCTGGCAAGGATGACCACATGAAAACTCAACAAGAACGGTGGGACGAAATCGTCCAACGCATGAAGGAAAAGGTGGATGAAGGCGGGCGTGGAAGCGTTTCTCGTCTTGCCGAACTGTTGAACACTGAACGTGGAACAGTATCTAAATATATCAATGGACAACTGAAAGGAGAAAGGGTTCCTGCAGATAAGATTCTTTTCTTTGAAGAAAAGCTTGGGTTAGCGCCAGTTTTGAAACGAATTGGTGTGCACTCTCCTGCGGAACCTGTAGAAGGAGACAATTTGCCGATTATCCCTGTTTTTTCTCATGCCGGAGCTGGCTCCCCTTCAGAATTCTTTTCAGGTACCCCCGAGGTAACGATTCCTGTACTCCCTCAATATTTTCTTCCTGATATTGCCGCGATCAAAGTGACCGGGGATAGCATGGAGCCGACTATCTCAAAGGGGGCCTATGTAGGTGTAGTCCCTCTAGGTGAAGACCTCATTGAAGGAGGAATCTACCTCGTTAGCCGTCCTCCTTTTGGGGTCTTGGTGAAGAGGGTACGTCTCGGCAAAGAGGGTAATATTATTCTGTATTCAGATAATCCTCGATATGAGCCACAGGAGCTACCCTTTGAAGGCTACGAGGATGTGATTATCGGGAAAGTTGTGTGGGTATGGCAGCTTTTCTAGTTATCGTATGAGCATGAGCGAGTAGGCTGAAAGTAGCGGAGAGAGGTAGTATGCGCAAAATCTATCAGGCTGGCCCCCTTTTCTCAGATGCGGAGCGGTCGTGGCATGGTAAACTTTCCGAACGCCTACGCGCAGCAGGGCACTCCGTGGTCTGGCCGGGAGACTTGCTCACCTCAGACCAAATCAAAGCCGCTGGCCCCGGGGCGATCGCCCTTATCTTTGAAACATGCCGCAACGCCATTGATTGCAGTACCTGCGTTGTCGCCCTGCTTGACGGCACTCAGGTTGATGACGGCACGGCTTGGGAAATCGGGTACGCCTACGCCAAGGGGCTTCCTATTTTTGGTATCCGCACCGACTTTCGACAAGGCGGGGATACGCAGTTTAACCACGTGAACAGTATGATTGAGGGTTGCCTGTACGGTCTTGCCACAGATATTGACGAACTTTTGCTGATGATGTGTGCGGCCTCATGTAGTGGAAAATGAAAATCCCCGCCGGAGCGGGGAGGAGGTGACTATGCCAAGCTACAGAAAAATTTTCCCTTCATATGACTGGGATGAAGATGTATGGCGCGTCAATCAAATTGTTAACCTACCGTTTATTGTTGGTGCCGAGCTTGCAGGGTTTGTCAAAAATGTTCCAAACGAGGAAGTGAGAAAAAGTGACGCAGCCGTTCAGCGTTGGATTGATGAAAATATGGAAGGATGCTCTTGCCTCGTCTTACTTATCGGGGAAAAAACATATTTGAGTAGATGGGTAAAGTACGAATTGGAAAGAGCCACTCAAAAAAGAATGGGGCGTCTTAACGTCTACCTTGAGGGAATGCCTGATAGATATGGAATTCCCTCAAAACGCGGCAAAGATCCTTACGCCCATCATGGAATGTATGTACCCGTAGATACACCTGGGGTGTTCATTGTCAATGAATACTCATGGATTCGTGACAATGGGCTGTACAACATTGGCAACTGGATAGAAGACGCGTGCCAACGTGCTGGAAGATAATGCTAAGCCCATACAGGATTGGTATGAGGCTGTTTTTTAGGCAAGCACAATAATTAGGATGGTTGCACCCGTCACGGGATATAGCCATTCAGAAAAAGAAATTAAGCAGCTCCCAAAGCCAGCATTATATCGATTTAAATCAATATCCCATTGATCTAAATATGGCACAGTTCCGCCTATAATGGCCTTGTGGTGTTGCCTAAATTTGCGCTCAAGCTGCAAATAACGGGCGTCTAGATACCAAAAAGCCATTGTTAACACCAAAAATAACCACGCGATTTTACCAGAAAAATTCATACCACACGCGCCAGCCAACGTCGTCACAGCGGCGCATAATGTCAAAAAAAATGTTTTGCACTTTTGTGAATTGTCCGCCATTCTTGCAATAATGCCCTGAACCATCAGAAGTGCCTTGAGTTCATGCTCATCAAGGATCGCCCGCCTGTCTCTTGCTTGGCACATAAATTTTTCTCCAGAGTTTACATTATCATACGTGAATCTCAAAAACGGTTCAAGCCCCTCCTCATGAGGGGCTTTTTTGTGCCCTGCCGGGCGTGACCACCGATGCCTTCGTGGTGTCGGCGGTATTTTTTTAAACCAATTGATTCTATTTGGCAACATTTAGCTTGACTATTTTGATTCTGTATGGAAACATATCTTCACGACGAATGAGCCCCCCATTCGCCAGTTCTTCGACAAGTAGCGCGACGAAGCCCCCAAACCCGGCGTTGTACCCGTCGAGCCCCCGCGTAACAGGCGGCAAGGCCATGACCACGGCAAGGCGTTGGAGCATTGGTAAAAGAGCAGGGCGGAGCCCCCGGCGGATAAAGCAAACCGGGGAAGAGAAAGGAAGAGGAATTGTGAATTTTCGCATTGAACCAGCCGGAACGATAACGGTTCTGGCTGGAAACAATACGAAAAGGGAGGAAAAAGGATATGCCGCAAGCCGACTATTACGAACGGCAGGAGGCCCGCCGGGAACGTTACGAACTGCGGGCGGAAAGAGCCCGGCAGGAGAGCGATGCAGCCGCCCGCCAAGCGGAAAAAATGGCTTCAATCATACCGATGGGGCAGCCCATTCTTGTGGGGCATCACTCGGAAGGCCGGGACCGCCGATACCGTGCCCGCATCGGTCAGACGATGGACAAGGCGATCTGCCTCGACAAGAAGGCCGCATATTATGAAGAGAAAGCCGAATGCGTAGGGCAGAGCGGCATTTCTTCGGATGCCCCGGACGCCTTGGAACGGCTTGAAAAGAAGCTGGCGGAAAGGGAAAGAGCCCACGCATGGATGAAGGAAGTCAACAAGGCTTTCAAGAAAGGCGATGCGGCCTTGCTTGCCCTTGGCATGACGCAGGCTCAAATCGACAAAATGCGGGCAACTATGTCGAGCTGTCACCATCAACCGTACCCACAATTTTCTCTGGCGAACAACAGTGCGGAGATACGGCGCATCAAGGCACGGATTGAAAAGCTCAAGGCTACGGCTCAGAACGTGACCATCAAGACGCCTTTCGCTAGCGGAACCATCGTCGACAACGTTGAAGAGAATCGGCTGCAAATCTTGTTCGACGATAAGCCCGACGCCGACACGCGGACCAAGCTCAAGAGTCACGGCTTTCGCTGGAGCCCGCGCAATGGAGCATGGCAACGGATGCGGAGCAATGCCGCAACGTATTATGCCAAGCAGATTTGTGGAATTGTCGATTGAGGAGAACAGATCATGATTCGCGTCTGCATTTATCATTACGAGATGGGGGCATTTCGCCGGGCATGGGTTCAAACTGTAACCCCGGTAGAACTCATACATATTCAAAAATCAGAGTTCAGGCGAGTTTTAATCCTGGATGAAGATGATTGGTATGGGGCTTCTGCCCCATCAATTTTGTGATGCCCTTAAACCCACAGCCTAGCCCCATCGAAAAGCCCGGAACCAACCGGGCTTTTTCATTGGGTTTGGGACGCCAAGCCAAACATCAAAACGAGGGTATTTCTATGTGTTACGGCACGAACTGCGGACGTGAAGGGGCCTTTGGAACCTGCTATCACCCGGAAGACTGCATCATGCGCGCCATTGAGCGCGACGCGGAAGAGAACCTTGCCGCGCGGCTGGCACGCGACACGGCCCTGAGCCGGGAGCATTTCCCTTGCCCCAACTGCCTTGAGCAGGGCGAACGCCACAGCCTCACCTGTGAAAACGGCCTGTTCACCTGCCCGGAATGCGGCGGGGAATGCGACGCGGCGGAACTCATCGCGCTCTATGATGATATACGCGCCGGGCATGTTTCCGATGCCGAAGTCGTCGGCCTGTGGATTGAAAAGCTCGACGCAAGGAGGGTCGCATGACCACCACATTCTTCTGCATCGAAACCGGGAATTCGCTCTACGGCGGAACGGTCAGACACTTTTTCAATTCACCCGCAGCCGTGATGTCGTTCCTCAAGGCGACACGGGAGGGCTGGAGCCTCCGGGCGGCGGAATGGGACGATGGGGAACTCGTCCCCACGCGGCCCATCACCAACTGCCAGTTCATCGACGAGGACGGCGGAATCGACGCTGTTCTTGAACGGCTGGAGGCGGCCGCATGAACTTTGACATCTGGAAACGGCTATGGGCGGTACTCCTCAACTTCAACTTTTGGAGCCGCCCGTGGCTGGCGGCTCTTATCGTCGCTCTCTGTTTTCTTCTCACGGGGTATTTTGAGCGGCAAGATCGGGAACTCTTTGAACAGATGACGCCGCTCGTCATGGAGGCGGGGCAATGAACGAAAAAATGCTGCGGCGTTTTTCAGATTGGCTCTTCGCTCATGGTTCCGAGGTGCTTGCCACGACGAATGACTATGAAGTTATCCGCTTTACGACACAACTCGGAATCGCC